TGCCAGGTGATGTTGACGCCCCGACGCTGGAACCACCCATTGATCTGCTGTTCGGCGACGGCGAGCGCCTCCAGCTCGCCGGCCATGCTGCGGGTGAGGTCGGCGCGGATCAGGTCCCGCACCCACTGCGGGAGGACCATGCGGAGCGCGATCGCGTCGTCGAGCCGGTAGAACGACCGGTACTGCGCGAGGAGCTGGTCGAGGAACACGAGCACGTCGCGGACGGCGCCGAGGATCTGCCCGTCCGGGTTGGTGACGGTCGTCGACAGGGCGCCGAGCTGCGCGAGGAGCCGGTTCTCGGCGATCCGGGCGTGCGCGATCTGCGCTGCCGTGATGTTCGCGGCGGTGCCCTCCGGGTCGAACCGGGCGGACGCGTTGCGGAACAGCAGGCAGAGGGTGATCGCCTCGACGTACGCCTCGACCTGCCCGGGGCACAGGACCTCCAGGCATGGCTTGGGCTCCGGGTCGGCGACGCCCGGGTCTCCCTGCGCCTCGTCCATCGCGAGGGTCCAGAAACCGACGGCGCCGGCGAGGTCGCCGAACGACAGGTGTTCGCGCCACTGGACGCCCCCGCGCTCGGCGCCGAAGTTCGCGAGCGCGTCGCGGACCGGCCGGGCGGTGGACCCGAGGACGGGCACGTCGTACAGGGACTCGATCGGGCCGCACAGCCCGCCGGCGGCGACGAGGGCACCGTTCGCGGTCGCGTGCTGCCCGGCGGCGATCAGGGCGTCCCGGGAGGTCGCGGCGGCCACGAGCGCAGTGTTCGCGTCGACCTCGTTCTCGCGGAGCCGGCGGTCCTCGGGGAACGTGGTCCGCACGGTCGCGACGGGGACGTGCTCGCCGTCCGCGCCGCGCCCATGCCCGCGCCGGATCGCGTCGAGGCGGAGCCCGAACGCCTCCCCGAGCTGCCGGGCGGACTCGACGGGCGTCCCGGAGTTCAGCCCGATCGACTCCAGCCCGGCGGACGCGACGAGGACGTTCGACGCGCGGGGGGCGGTGTAGGCGGCCGGCCCGGCGGCCTGCGATCGGGCGGACGAGCCGGGACCCATCCCGCCCGAGGCGCCGGGCCGGGGGAGGGTCGTCGTCCGGCGGCCGGTGCGGGGCGCGGATGCGGCGACGGGCTCGGGCTGCTGCGCGTTCGCGCCCTCCTCGTCGTCCTCCTGCGCGGCGTCGTCGCCGTTCTCGTCGTCGCCGTCCTCCTCGCCCTCGGGACCGTCGGCGGGGCGCTGGAGGCGCTGGAGGGCGGCCGACGCGGCGTCGCGGCGCTCCTGCTCCTCCTGCTCGATCGCCGACAGGCGCGCCTCGGCGACCTCGACGGCGTCGCCGAGGGCGTTGATCCGATCCACGTCCTCCGAGGTGACGGTCGCAACGTCGATCCCCTCCGCCTCGGCGCGGGCGGCGTCGACGACGGCGGCGAGCGCCTCCGGGTCGAGCCCGCCGAGGTACTCCTCGATCTGCGCGCGGGTGAGCGGCTCGGCGCCCTCCGGCGTGTCGAGGAACGCGAGCGGCGACTCGGGGGCGTCGGCGACGAGGGCGAGCAGCTCGCCGGCGGCGCCGAACCGGGCGCGGGAGGTGATCGAGCGGGTCTGATTGCGGTACACGGGTGCCCCTCCTCGGGGATCGTCGACAGACGGACGGACGGTCGTCTGCGAGCGAGCCCCGCGCGACCTACGGCCGGGGGGCGGCGGGGAAGGCGTTAGACGCCTCCGCCCCGCTGCTCGTACGGGAGGGACCGTAGAACAGCGGGGCGGGTGCGCGTGCGGAGTTGCGGCGGATCAGTCGCGGCAGCGATCGAGATAGGCGTCGGCGTCGCCCTGGAGGGCGCGCTCGTTCTCGCACGGCGGACAGTCGCACGAGGGGTCGCACGCCTCGACCGGGTCGACGGCGTCGTTCAGCTCAGCGCCGCACCACTCGCACGCGGTCACGAGTCGACCGCGACGGCGGTCCACAGGACGACCGGGTCCTCGTCGGCGCGAGGCGGGTTCGTCCCGTCCGCGCATAACCGGGTCGCGGCAGCTCCTCGGCGGGGGAAGTGTCGCCATTCGCCGGCGGTTGGCGCCCATCCGGTCACCTCCGGACAGGAAGGGCAGGCGCGGAACCACCGGGAGGCGGCGTCGGGCTCCCGGTGGTCGACGACGCGGACGAGGCAGTCGCGCTCGCCGGATCGCCCGCCGGCGATCGTCGCCTGTCGCTCGGCGGTGAACAGGGCGTCGCCTCGCGTGCGCTCGACGGAGCGGACGGCGGGCCGGGGCATCGTCGGCCACCGGTACTCGACGCGGAACGGGCGGGACTCGCCACGCTTTACCACGGTTCAGACCTCCAGGGGGAACAGGGACAGCTCGCCGAGGGTGATCGAGCGGGGGGACAGGGTCTCGACGCCGTACTCGGCGACGAAGTCGAGTTGCGCGGCGTCCTCGGCGGGCGAGATCGGCAGGAGGGCGAGCTGCTGCCCGTCGGCGAGCCGGCGGGGGCGGGTCGAGCGGGGCACGGGTACCTCCAGGCGTGGGACGGGCCGAGAGGGCGCCGGGTCAGGGGCGACCCCTCGGGGGGTCAGACGGAGCGGGGGGCGAGGTCGAGTTTCGCGTTCGCGGCCGGGTAGATGCGGACCGTGTCGCCGGAGTCAAGGGTCACGACGACGCGGTACCGGTTCCCGTCCTGCTCGATCGACTGGACGGTGCCGGGGCGGGGGCGGGGGCCACGGCTCGTCGCCATGCGGACGAGGAGGCGGGTACCGGCGGTCACGTCGCGCGGGTACCGGCGGGCGGCGGGGCGGCGGGTCGTGGTCATGGGACATTTATACACGGGTAATAGGGGGAGGGGGAAGTATCGACACGCAACACGCCGAACTTCCCCCGAACGGGTCACGCCGGGGGCAGCTCGGCGAGGACCCGCGCCTCCAGCTCCGGCCGGCAGACCGGGCAGAGGCGGGCGCGCCCCCCGCGACCCTTAAGGCGTCGCTCCGTGTGCCGGTCACCGGGCCAGGTCCGGGCGAGCCTCCAGGTCCCGCCGGCCTTCGCGGCGTAGAGGAGCAGATTCGCGCCCGTCCCGGCGGCGTGATGCGCGAGGCGCTGCCCGAGGTTCCCGGGCGACGCCCACCCGAGGTAGTGGCGCGCGTGCTTGTACGGCGGGTCGAGGTGCAGAAGGTACACGGTCCCCGCGCCGCCCCGATCGGCGAGGTGCGGGGCGTCGACGTGCTGCCCGGGCAGCGGGTCGAGGTCCGGGCCGGGCTGCCCGAGCGGGGGATCGCCGGCTCCCGGGCAGCGCCCGAGCGGGCCGGCGTAGGACCGGGCGAGGTGATGCCACACGCGCCCGCGCCGGGTCACCGCCCGGGAGGAGCGGCAGACCCGGCAGCGGGCGCGCGTCACGGCCGGCGGACCGGGAGGAGCTGCCACCCGTGCTCGGCGAGCTGCCGGAGGACGACCTCGGACAGCTCCGGGCCGGTGACGAACCGCGCGAGCGCGTCCCCGAGCGCCTCGTCGAGCGCGCCGGTCGCGGCGGCGCGGTCCGCCTCCGTCGGCTCGACGATCCCGGCGGCGACGCGGAGCGCCTGAACCTCGTCGACGAGCTGCCGGACGAGGTCCTCGTCGGAGGTCGAGCAGCGCGGCTCGTCGGCGTCCTCGTGCCCGAGGGCGAGGCAGGCGAGTTCCCGCGTCGTCCCGGACAGGGTGACGGTCACAGGGCGTCGCGGGCGGCGAGGTCCGCCTCGTGCTCGGCGATCGCCCGGTCGGTCGCGGCGTCGGCGGCGTGCTGCGCGACCTCCTCGACGGCGAGGCGGACGCGGTCGATCGCGGAGACGAGGGCGCGGTCAGCGAGGTCGGCGACGACGACGACGCGGCGGGCGTTCGTGTGCTGCGCCCGGTAGGCGGTCCCGACGCCGTCCGCGACGGAGCCGAGGTCGTACGAACCGGTTTCCTCGATCGCGGCGGCGGTCGTCGCGGCGAGGAGGGCGGTGTGCTGCTGCCGGGCGAGCAGCTCGTACCGGTGCGCGTTCGGGGCGAGCCGGAGGTTCACCTCCTCGGCGAGGCGGGCGACGGTCTCGCGGGCGTCGATCTGCGCGTCGGTGCCGATCTGCCGGAGGTGCCGGACGGTCTCGGCGACGAGGTCTGCGTGTGCCTGCTCCTCGCGGTTCTCGCGGTCGGCGTCGGCGCGGACGGCGGCCTCCTCGGCGTGATCCCGCTGCTGCTGCTGGTCGATCATGGTCGAGTCCCCTCGGGTAGGCGTGGGAGTTACTCCCCCTTTATACACGGCGAACCCTACTCGGGGGGACTGACACTCCGCCCGAGGTGCGCGCCCGGCGGGTACCGGTGCGACACGTCGTACGGGTCGCCGTGCCGGAGGGTCGCGGCGAGCATGAGGGCGGCCGGCAGCCCCGGGCACACGAGCGGCCCGAGGGCGAGGATCGGGTGTAGCTGCCACGCGAGGGCGGCGAGCCCGAGCGCGACCGCGACGACGACCGCCTGCGCCCTCACGACGGGACCCGCGTCGACGGCGCCCGGAGCGGCTCCTCGGGGACCGGGAGGGGAACCGGCCGGTACCGGCGGGCGAGGTCGTCGAGCTGCTCGTCGTCGACGTACGCGAACCGCACCCGGACCGGCTCGGCGGTCCGCTCGTCGACGAGGTACCCGACGCCGGGCAGGCGGCGGTCGACCTGCTCCGTCAGCGCGCCCCGGGCTCGCGCGCCCGGCCCGAGGATCAGGTCGGCGACCGGTTCGGCGGTGCGGAGCGCGACCCGCTCGGGGATCAGGTCGCGGAACGCGAGGGTCTCTTTCCTCGGGTCCTGCGTCGCGAGGATCACGGACACGGCGGCGGCCCGGCCCTGCGACAGCAGGAGGGACAGGGCGTTCTCGACGCGGGTCCGGACCTCGCGGGGGGCGTACGCGGTGATCGAGGCGACCTCGTCGACGACGAGGAGGATCAGGGGCTCCGCCGGCGTCGGCGTGTGCGCGCGGACGGGTCCGCCGGCCCGGGCCGGGTCGCGCATCGCGACGAGCCGGGACTGCATCCCGGCGACCGCCTCGTCGAGGAGGTCGGCGATCGCGGCCTGCCAGGGGCGCCCGTCGCGGGTCGGCCCCCCGCACACGAACCGGTCGAACAGGGGCAGCCCCCCGCCTAGCTCGGCTCCGCCTTTCGGGTCGACCGCCCACACGGACACGAGCCCGTCGCGGACCGCCGGCCCGAGCCCGGCGAGCAGGGACCACACGACGGAGCCTTTCCCGGCGCCGGTGACGCCGGCGACGAGGAGGTGCGTCGAGCCCCGGCCGGGGCGCCACACGGCAAGGGTGAGCGGGTCGCCGTTCTCGCGGCGGCCGACGACGACCCGGTCGAGCTGCTCGCCGGGCTCGGGGAGGGGGACGGGCCGGCGGAGCGGGTCGGCGACGACGGCGAGCGCGGCGTACCCGGCTCGGCGTGCGGCGGCTCGGGCGACCGCTCGGAACCGAGCGGACGCGAACGGGGCGGCGAGGACGGAGCCGAGCCCGGCGAACGGGAGCCACCCGTACCGGCTCCAGGCGTGCCACGCGGCGCCGGCCGCGACCGCCCCGAGGAGCAGACGCGGCCGGCGGACGAGCCACAGGACGAGCAGGGCGAGCAGGGCGGCCGGGAACGCCCACCCGAGGAGCTTCCCGGCGAGGCGGACCCTCCAGCGGTCGAACGCGCGCTCGACGACGCCCGGACGATCCCGCTCGTCACTCATCCCCCGGACAGTACCGGGGGAGTTACGTCACGGGCGGCGGAGCCGGGCGAGCCCGGCCCGGGCGGCGGACTGGAGGACCGGGCGGAGGCGCGCGTCGACGGCGCGGCGGATCGCGTCGTCGTCGTGCCCACCCTGCCGAGCCCGTCGGGCGAGCGGCGCGGAGCCGGCGGCGAGGATCGTCCGGGCGCCCGACGCGGTGATGTGCGCGCGTCCCCGGATCGGGAATCCGGGCGTGTTGACGGACAGGGCGGCGACGAGCCGGACGTTCGCGTCGCCCGGGTTCGCCCTCCAGTCGCCGGAGACCGGGTGCCGGCCGAACTCCTCGATCTGCTGCCGGGTGAGGTGCGGGCGCATCGCCCCGGCGAACCACACGCCGAAGTCGTCCTCGCCGACGATCACGTCCGCGTACGCGGTCGAGGTCGAGTCGTAGTGCGCGAGGGCGGGGGCGACGCCGTGGTCGAAGTTCATATCGTGCCCTCCCCCGAACGACAGGACGCCGGTCGGGACCTCCTCGCCCTCCTCCGTGAACGTCGAGCCCTGCGAGGTGAACGTGCGGTACCCGGCGTCGCCGAGGCGGGGGGCGTACACCTCGCGGTCGAGGATGCCCGCGTGCGGGACGCCCCACTGCGCGATGTATCCCCACACTTGCCCGGTCGGGGCGCCGTTCGGGCGGCGCCCGAGGTAGACATGCCGGGCCGGGTCGGGCACGTCCTGCCGGGTGAACCATGAGCGCGGGGGGAGGACGGGGGCGATCGTCTCCTGCTCGGCGGCGACGGACGCGAGGAGCGCCTGCCGGCCGCGCGCCGGCTCCAGAATGCGAAGCGCGGAGGAGGCGACGACGGGCAGCTCCTCGGCGGGCTGCTCGGACGGTTCGACGCCGGCCTCGTCGGCGCCGAACCCGTCGTCAAGGACGATGTACGCCCCGGGGAACGCGGCGAACGGCGTGATCGTGGCTTGGGCGATCGACCCGGCGGTGACGACGAACCGGACCCGCTCGGGGAACCCGTCCTCGTCCTCCTCCAGGACTTCCACGTCGGCGGCGACCTCGCCGAGGTCGACGGACACGCCCCGGAGGACCTGATCGCGGACGTACTGAACGGTCGCCTCGCTGCCGGGCTGGTCCGGGTGCGGCGTGAGGTAGCCGGTCGCGGTCCACGCCCACACGCCCTCGCCGAACGGCTGCCCGGTCTCGCGGTTGAGCATCGTCGAGGCGTCGACCCGGTCGAGGGTATCGATCCGGCCGGCGACGATCGCGGCAGAGTGCCCCTCGAAACCGCCGTCCGGGTTGCGGGTCATCGCCATGAGGGACTGCGGGAGGTCGCGGCGCCCGAGGCTGCCGGGCGTGATGTACCGCCCGTCGGAGGTCTCCCACCCCTCCAGGACGACGACCGGGATCGTGAACGGGACGCCCCCCTCGGGCGGGGGGAGGGTTTGATCCTCGGGTGTGCGCTCGGCGGGCGGGGGCGCCTGCTCCTCGACCTCCTCGGCGGGCGGCGCCTCGTCCTCGACGGGCGGGGCGGTCGCGACGAGCGCGAGCAGCTCGCCGTCGTGGAACCGGGCGAACCGCTCGGAACCGAGCGGTCGGCGGGTGCGGGGCATCGTGTCTCCTATCGGACGGGTCCGTACTGATCGTCGCGGCGGGCGAGGACATAGCCCCGGAGCCACAGTGTTCCGAGTTCGCTCCTCGGGTCGTGCGGGCAGGCGGTCGAGGGGTCGCCGGCGCCGTAGGCGGCGCGGCCGGCGTCGTACGCCTCGACCTGCTCGTCGGACGGTTCGGGGACCGGGGCGGAGGCGACGAGGGCGAGGAGGCGCCCGGAGGCGCTCCAGGCGGCGAGGGGCGGGTTCATCGGCGGGTGCTCCGGTTCGTCCGGTCGCGGTTGATCCGCGAGTTCTCCTCGGCGTGCTTCGCGGCGAGGGCCGGATTCCCCTTCCCGGTGCGGGCGAAGTAGTACTCCGTCCAGCTCATCCGGCGATTGTTCTCCAGGAACTCCAGCAGCTCGGGGGAGGCGTACCGGTAGACGAGCCGGATATCGCCGGACAGGAGGTCGCGGACCTCGACGCCCCGGGCGCGGCCGGCGGCGTTGACGCCGTGAGTTCCGACGGCGTCGAGGGCGGCGACGTACTGCTGCTCGACGAACAGCGCGTACTCCTCTTGGACCTCGGCGCGGGTCGGTGTCGCGTCGCGGGATCCGTGCCCGCCGACGCGCGGATGCGTGACGCCGTGGCGCCCGAGGGTGCGGTCGAGGCGCTCGTATGCCTGCTGCCACTCGTCGTCGCGCGCCATGCGCTCTGTCAGCTCCTCGGCGAGGCGCTCGGATTCCTGCGAGTACGTGAGGAACGCGTCGAGGTCGTCCCACCGCTGCCCCTCGCGCGGGTCGAGGGAGTCCATCCGGGCGGCGAGGTGAACGGCGAGGTCGTCGAGCTGTTCCTCGTTCAGGGCGGACAGGTACGCGTGGTCGAGGCGCATCGGGATACCCGCCTCGTCGGTCGCGGGCTGCCGCTGCCGGCCGCGTGCCTGCTGCCGGCGGGGCGGGACCGGTTCGGTCGGGGGGACGACGACGGGCGGTCCGTTGCGGACGGCGCGGGCTGCCTCGACGGCGGTCGAGGGGCGCTGCTCGGGGCGGTCGGCGGGCGGCAGGTACACACGCTCGTCGATGGTCGCCCGCCGCTCGGGGGCAGGCTTCCCCTTCTGCTCCTCGTATGCGCGGCGGCCGATCGTCTCCAGCTCGGCGCGGGTGTCCCGCCCGTCGGTGTAGATCGGCACGTAATCGCAGTGGCAGCCCTTGTGATCACCGGGGGCGAGGGAGTCGCCGACCCATTTCGCCTCGGACGGGGAGTCGAGGACCGGGTCGTCGAACCCGGCGAACACGACGCCGTCGAGGTCGGCGTGCGGCCGGAACGGGCGGGAGGAGATTCCGTAGGACCACTCGTATTCGACGACCTCCTGCCCGTGGTCGCGGAGGAACCCGTCGAGGAGCTGCCCGGAGGTGAGCCCGTTCAGCGGGGGCCGGCCGGAGGAGTCGCCGGGGAGCCCGCCGGCGACGGCGAGCGCCTGCCGGACGAGCCCGGGCGGGACGAGGGAGTCCGGCAGTTCGCCGACCGGGTCGGCGGTCGGGTCCGGGTCGTACAGGCGGTCGGCGGCGAGGTCGCGGAGCCCGCCCTCCAGCACGGGCCATGAGGCGTCGACGTTCTCGGCGAACCGGTCACGGAGGGCACCGATCTGCCGGGCGACCTCCGGGTCGGAGCGGTCGAGCCCGGCGAGCCCGACGGCGGCGTCGAGCGCCTCCTCGGCGGCGGTCGCGGTCCATTCCGCGTACTGCTCGCGGAGCCGGCCGAACGCCTCGGCGAGGAGCTGCTGCTCCTCCAGTCCGAGGGCGGCGACGAGGGGGCGCCCGAGGGTCGCGAGGACCGCCTCGGCGGGCTGCCCGGCGACCGCCTCCCGGGCCTCGGGCTGCCGCTGCGCGGCGGCGCGGGCGCGGTTCCCGGCGCGCTCCAGGGCGCGGAGGAGGGCGGCGTCGGCGGCGGCGGCGATCCGCTCGCGGAGGGTGCGGTCGATCTGTGCGAGCCGGCGGGACAGGCGCCGCTGCGTTGCGGTCGGGGCGGCGGCGACGAGGACGGCGGCCGACGCGGGCGGGGGCGCGGGCTGCTCCTCGTCGGGCTCCTCCCCCGCCCCTCCCCCGCCGGCGGGCAGCTCGGCGGGGGCTGCGGCGACGCCGGGGATCGTGCCCGTGTGCTCGATCGTGAGCCCGAGGGCGCGGTTCACGTCGTCGGGGGCGTACCCGGCGCGGAGCAGGCGGTCGGCGACGGTCGCGACCTGGAGGAGGCGTTCGACGGCGAGCCCGGTCTCCCCGACGGCGTCGTCGCCGGTGTTGACCTCTTCGGGCGGGGCGTACGACTCGTCGATGCCTCGGAGTTCGCGCCACCCGCGCCCGTCGATCAGTCCACGGTCGTACCCGTCGTTCGCGGCGCCGGACATGTCGGCGGGGGCGATCAACCCGGACGGGTCGTACCAGATGACGACGCGGCGGAGCAGCTCCTCGGGCCACCGGTTCGCGGCGCGGAGACGCTGCCGCATGTATCCGAGGGTGAGCTGCTCGACGCCGGCGATCGTGATTGGTTCCTGATGGTGCCGGAACGCGTCGGAGCTGATCTGCTCGGCGTTCCAATGGTTCGACGCGCCGAGCCCGGCGATCACCTCGGGGGGCACGTCGAGTCCGACGCCGAGGCGGGCGAGGAGGCGCGCCTCCCGCTCGTGCGCGAGCGGGTCGAGGGGCCGCGTGAACGTGAGGTGGCGGACGGCGGTGAGGTACTCCGCTGGTCCCCGCTTGAGCCACGGGACGACGGACGCGGCGGATCCGTCCATCGTGAGGGGTGTCGTTAGTTGCTTCTGGAGGTCGGCGAAGTCCTCGTCGTCCTCTTCGTCCGGGTCGTCGGAGAACCCGTCCAGCTCGTCGGGCCACAGGAGGACGCCGTTCCCGGCGGCGCGGGACCGGAGGGCGGCGTCGTCCCCGCGTTCGATCAGGAGGAGACGCTCGCACGCGCCGATGAGGGACCGCATCGGACCGTCGGGTTCGGAGGACCATTCGGCGTCGGCGGTCCACAGGCGGACGACGGTCGTCGTCGCCGGGTCGAGGTCGACCGCCTCGGCGCCTTTCCCTTCGCCGGTCGTGAGCCTCCAATACCCGGGGGGAAGGTTCGGGTCCATCCCCCGGAACCGGCCCTCTTGT